ACTTCCGTAATAACTGGGCACCACCACAAGAGGTTCAAGAAGCGATACGCACTAACCACGCCCAAGAGATTAGGCTAGGTTATCTTGAAGGAAGAGTGCTCGATCTTGAAAAAGATGGCACAATGCAGTAACGATTTAACTAACTAGGAGTAGGTATGAGTGAACAACAAGAGCAGCAGCCCGTAATTCTGACAATTGACGATCAAGAGTATGACGTTAACGAGTTAGGCAATGACTCCAAGGTGCATTACGTCGAGGTGGTTAACCTGCGTAAACAGATTAGTGATTTGCAGAATCAGATTGCGGCAGCGCAGCAACAGGGTATTAACTTGCAGGTTGCATTAGGCTTTCGTGAGAACGCTCTTCGTGAATCAATCCAAGTGGTTGAAGAAGTAGAACCGGAAGTGGATGCAGGATAATGGCGCAGACTCATGCTAGTAAGGCGTTACAACGGATTGAAACACACGAACGGGAGTGCGCCTTGCGGTACGAGTCAATTAAAGAACGGTTAGACTCCGGGTCACAACGCTTTGATAAGTTAGAACGGATGATCTGGGGCATCTACCCCGTCATGATTACTTCTTTAATCGCCATTGTTGGTTTGGTTTTGTCCCAATGAAGTTTAATGCCATTAAAGGTCTTATCGGCGCGTTAGCTCCTACCATTGGGAAGGCGCTCGGTGGGCCTTTAGGTGGTGCTGCGGCACAAACAATCGCTGGGGTACTGGGGTGCAAGCCTGATGAAAAGAGTATTGAGAAGGCCGTCCAAGCGGCTACCCCCGAGCAACTTGCAGAAATTAAAAAAGCGGAATTTGATTTTCAGGCGCGGATGAAGGAGCTAGATGTAGATGTTTTTAAACTTGAAACAGAAGATATCCAAAACGCTCGTTCGACGTTTAAAGGCGATTGGACTCCAAAGTTTATTGCAGTTGCGTGTGTATTCTTTTTCGGCGGCTACATTGCTTTGGTCACGTTACAAGACCCCGCTGCTAACGATGACGGTATTGTTAACCTTGTTCTCGGTTATCTTGGCGGGATTGTCAGCAGTATCATATCTTTTTACTACGGTGCTTCCCATAAGCATAGCGAATGATGCGACTAGTTAACATGTTGAAGCGGCACGAGGGCGTTAGAGATAAGGTCTATATGTGCTCTGCTGGGTACGAAACCATTGGCGTTGGTAGGAATATCAGTGCGTCTGGTCTTGGCCTGTCTAACGACGAAGTTGAGTACCTGCTAAAGAACGACATAATGCGGTGCCAACAAGAGTTACTGGGTGAGTACGAGTGGTTTAAAGACTTAGACAGCGTGCGACAAGACGCCCTGATTGACTTGTCATTTAACATTGGGCAGACCCGATTACGGACGTTCGTTAAGGCTTTAGGCCACATGGCTGCGGGTAACTACGAAGAAGCAGGTCAAGAGTTCTACCGTAGTCGCTGGGCAGAACAGGTTGGTGACCGCTCGTTGGAAGTCTGCCAAATGATTAGTTCTGGGGAGTATCAACAACGATGAAAACGTCACACCCACCAAAAGCACTAGCTGACGGCAACGTAGAACCTGCCCACGAGATAGAGATACTCTGTGCCGAATGTGGATATGATGTAGACGAGAACGAATTAGAAGCAGATACTTGTTCTGATTGCGGTGCTTCTTTAAACTTGAAGCAGAGCACTTCTATCCAAGTAACAACCCTACCGCCGGTATTTGGCGAGACAATGTGATGGGTTCCTTATGCCACTACAGAAACTAGCGTTAAAACCGGGAGTCAATCGGGAAAATACTCGTTACACCAGTGAAGGTGGATGGTACGAATCCGATAAAATACGGTTCAGGCAAGGTACACCGGAGAAGATTGGTGGGTGGCAGCGTATATCCGAGGCTACCTTTCTTGGCGTCTGCCGTTCTTTGTGGAACTGGGTAACGTTAGGCAGTCAGAACCTTATCGGTGTAGGCACTAACCTCAAGTTCTATATCGAGAATGGTGGTGCGTACAACGACATAACGCCTTTACGGGCTACTGTAAGCCTTACTAACCCATTTACCACCACAAGTGGTTCTCCTACGGTCAGCGTTTTAGACGCTAATGGGGGCTACACATCAGGCGATTTTGTCACCTTTTCGGGTGCATCTGCCGTTGGTGGGCTTACTTTAAACGGTGAATTTCAGATCACCATAGACACTACAACCACTAATAGGTACTTCATAACAGCTTCTAGTAACGCCACTTCTGCGGCAACTGGGGGCGGTACAGTATCTGCTGCTTACCAAATTAATACCGGATCGGCTTACGTAGTACCTCTAACGGGTTGGGGAGCAGGTTCGTGGGGCGCTGGAGCATGGGGCACTGGTGGTACATCTGACACTCAGATACGCCTATGGTCACAGATAAACTTTGGTGAAGACCTTATATTTGGACCTCGTGGTGGGCCTATATACTACTGGGATGCCACGGCAGGGCTTAATTCTAGGGGCGTTACATTGGCCTCAATATCCCCTGTAGGAGCGAACGTACCCAACGTACAAGACCTTATTCTAGTGTCAGATATTAGCCGTTTTGTATTCTGTTTTGGTTGTAATGACCTAGCTACCGCAACTAAAAACCCGATGTTGATCCGCTGGTCAGACCAAGAAAACGCTACCCAGTGGACTCCTGCGGCAACAAACCAAGCAGGTAGCCTTCAGTTATCGCGTGGAGCAGAGATTGTAGCGGCCAAACAAGCCCGTCAGGAAGTCCTAGTATGGTCAGATTCGGCCCTATATGCCCTCCAGTACGTCGGTGCCCCAGTAGTGTGGGGAGCGCAGCTTGTCGGTGAAAACATCTCCATAGCCTCTCAGAACGCGGTAGCGTACGCCAACGGTGTGGCCTACTGGATGGGTGTGGATAAGTTCTATAAGTACGACGGACGCACACAGCCACTGCCCTGTAACCTACGTAAGTTTGTATTCAACGACTTTAACACTGCCCAGTATCGCCAAGTGTTTTCGGGCACTGTAGAGGCATACCATGAAGTCTGGTGGTTCTACTGCTCTAAGAATACAAGCACGGCAGATAGATACGTTGTGTATAACTATCTGGATAACATTTGGTATTACGGCACGATGGATCGTACGGCATGGTTAGATTCGGGACTACGAGACTTTCCGTTGGCAGCGACTTACAATAACAATCTCGTGAATCAGGAAGAAGGCGTCGATAATAATGAGCTAGGGGACAGTACAGCTATCCATGCCTATGCCTCTACCGCTGAGTTCGATCTAGATGACGGACATCAATTCAACTTTATCTGGCGCGTACTTCCTGATATCACGTTTGACGGGTCTACAGCCGCTAACCCTAGCGCCACTATGACGCTATTACCCATGCAGAACTCTGGTTCAGGGTACAACTCCCCTGCCTCGGTAGGTGGGTCAAATGATGGTACGATTGTTCGATCCGCTGTACTACCGATAGAGAAGTTTACCGGACAGTTGAATACTCGGGTACGTGGGCGGCAGATGGTGATGAAGATCGAGTCTACTGAATCAGGTGTAACGTGGCAGCTAGGCTCACCTAGGTTGGATATGCGGCCTGATGGAAGACGCTAATGGCTGGGGATAACACTGTATACAATGTCCCGTTCCGTGCCCCAGCTCTGCCGTATGCGCCTCAAGTGTACAACCAAGAGACGTTTGAGCAGTTCAACAACGTACTACGGATATACTTTAACCAACTAGACAACGCGCTGAGAAACGCTATGGCAGTTCAAGAACCATACGAGTTACAAGTAGCTAAAGGCCAGATTGCTGGTGCTTCTACGTTGTACAAGTTCGGCACCAATCCAGATGTTAATGGTACTGAAGAGACGGTATGGAGCACTGGGGGCAATTATCCTTGGCCTGCAGCCGCGTTCACTGCGTTTATTAGTAGCTCTAGTGCAGCAGATACTAGTGCAGGTACGGGTGCACAGACCGTAACCGTTGAGGGGGTAGACGAAAATTACGCTGTGCAAACCGTCACTGTTAACATGAACGGTCAAACTCAAGTACAGCTCGGTGATGCTTCTGGCTGGCTGCGTATTAACCGCATATTCGTTGCTACTTCAGGATCAGGCGGCACTGCTGCGGGTACGATCTATGTCGCTAATAGTGGGGTTAGCAGTGGTGTGCCTACGGGGGTTACTTACGGGCATATAGTACAGGGGGAGAATCAAAGCCAGATTGCTGTTTATACGGTTCCTGCAGGGTTCACACTGTACGTTGATGATGTTACGTTTACAGCAGCTATCGCTATTGCTAACAAGAACGTAACCGCTAAGTTCGTAACTAGAGACTTTGGGTCAAACACGTTTCGTACACGGTTTATACAGACACTACAAAGTAACTTACTTGTACTGCCTTTAAGGTATCCATTGGCACTGACAGAGAAAACAGATATTGAATGTCGTGCCTTTTCTGACACTACTAACGTAGAAGTTGGCGCATCATTTCAGGGGGTGCTAATAGCAAACTGATATGGCTCTTTCTAAATACGCAGAACAATACGTACGTCGGTTTCTCGGGTCTGGTATACCTAGTCAAGTGGCTACGGCTAAGAGCTACTTAGCAAGCCAAGGACTCAAGGCGGAAGACTACGGGTATGTAGACCCTGAAGTTAAAGCACGCCAAGCCGCAGCGCGACAAAAGATCGCGGATGATAAGGCTGCACTCGCAGAAGCCAATAGAATTGCAAAAGAAGAAGCCGAAGCCGCGTATCTAGCGCAACAAGAAGAAGCCAAAGTCAAGAGAGAGGCAGGTGCTGCTAGCCAGAAAACCTTCCAGAGCGATCAATATACAAATCAACCTGATCAAGACACCTTTGAGGGTTTTTGGGGTGAAAAAGCTAAGGAAACAACAGCAACACTCCAACGCTTATTGGAAAATACAGGAGCAAATTTTCTTGAGATCCAATTTAATATGTTGGGTAAGCAAATTGTTGCAGGTGCAGCAACGGTAGAAAATCCTCTGGTTAACCCTGATTCTTTTATAAATCGTTTAGGGTTTGATGTTTCTTCGGGTAAAAATAAAAAAATCTTAACGGATTTTTTCGGGGAAAACGACACTATATCCGCATACCAACTTGCAACGTCTTTAGGGTATACAAAAGAACAATTCACTAGCATACCCGCCCAAGCGCAAAGAATAACTGCTGAAACGCCAGCAATGCAGGAACTCTTCAAAGACCAAGACTATAAAGCAACGCCGTTTGAACTAGAAGATGCTGTACTTAACGGTAAGACAGCAGAAGAAGTTGCGGAATACGTAGACCCACGGTACGTCACTGAAGCGGAAGCCATAGCAGCGTTTGAAGCAGAGAACGGGTATAGGCCCTCTGCAAAAGAAGTTCAAGACCGTATAGGGCAGGCTGAGTACGACAACGCTACAGATGCGGCAGGGCAAGAAGCCTACGTAAACAGGACAGCAAACCATGAACAGGCAGAACTAGACGATCTGAAGACCTACGTAGACAAACGCCAAATCACTGTAGACGAAGTAAAGAATTATGCTGCACAAAATGGGCTAACAATTTCAGACGAAGAAGCGGAAAGACTTGCGCGTCAAGGTAGCGTAGAAGAAATTCTTGATGAAGGACAAAAAATATTCGACGACTTTGACGAACGTTTTGTTACTAGAGCAGAACTAGAAGGGATTGCTAGGGATGAAGGTTATGACCCCGCCAGCCTTACTGAAGAAGATTATGCCGAGTTTAGTGGTGAAACGAGTCAATCGGATGCGGTTAAGGCCATAGATACCCGTGCAACAACGGAAGAAGAACTCGTAGAAGTATTTGAGCAGCGTACAGGAATTGCGTTAGACCCCTATAACCCAGAAGACCGCAAAAAACTTAAAGACATGATGGAGGCCGCTACTGCCGCTAACGGTGGGGTAGTACCTAGTGATGCTGAATTTAAGGCGTGGACTAAGAAGAATATCGAGTACGATCTTGGGGTGCAGGTGGGGCGTCTGGCTACTGGTGTGCGTAACGCTATATTTGGGACTGGGCCGGGAGGTCGTCCTAAGACGTTACAAGAAATATTCGACGAACTGCTCGGCCCTCCCGGCACTGCGGGGTTCGGGGGTAAGTCACCTCTTGTAATAAAGACTACGCCGGGGGGAGCGATAGGTGCCCCATCAACAGGGGTATTTGGTTCGCCAAACGTACAGGTAGAAATAAAATTCCCTGTGCCGCTGCCCGTCAATGGGCCGCCTATAATTGTACCTTTGTATGAAGAAGGGGTTTACGTAGGCCCGTCTAGTGTAGGAGAGCTTCTTGTAGGCGAAGACGGCGTTATTACGCAGGTTAAAGATAACGTGACAACGACTGTCGGGCGTATTTCTGGGCAAGTAGTTCAAGTTGTCGGTGCTGCTGGCGAAGTCGTAAAAGCCATACCTTTAGGCGCACTAGACAATCCGGGCTGGAGAGAAGGTGACCCAAACCCTAATGATCTGGTTCTTGATGAAAGTGGTAGCCCAGCCCTTATTGATGAAAATGGCAATCCCCTAGACAAAGAAACTGGTCTGCCGGTTTACGAAGATCCTGATGACGCAGACGCAAACGCAGACAATACATTTGACCTAGAAGACCAAGATGGTGACGGTATACCCGACGCTATAGACCCTGAAGTTACGGTTGTTAACGGAGAAGACCCAGTTGTTTCAAGAAGCCCGTACGAAGACGGGTCTGCTAGCGATGCTTTTCGTAATTCAAGTTGGCCCGACCCCGACCCCGACCCTGCTTCGCAAGACACGTACTCCCGCCAAATAGAACAGATGTTTTTGGACTATGGGTTAGATACTAATCAGTGGCCTGAAAATACAGCACTTAATATATCGGGGGTTGACGCAAACGAAGATGGTGTCTACACGCGAGAAGAACTTGCAGCGGTGGGTATCACTCCTGCAGCAGGGTATGACCCCCGCATGTTCCTGTCAAACGACTCTAGGCTCGTACTCGACACTCTAGAAGGCACATTAGACGGGCTTGGATTAGATGTAGGCGAGATCGAAACCATCTTAGGGCGCATAGAAACTGACCTGCAAAACGTCACTACTGCCGAAGATTTAGAAACGTTTAGAACCAATCTAGTTAACGAGTTGCTTGACCCAGA